CAGGTACAAGTAGGCCGTCGGCTCGGCACTGTAGGCGTAGCGTTTGGTGACCACCTCAACGGTCCCCTCCTCGGTAACGCGCTTCTCGACAGGGACCACGATGGAGCCGTTATCGTCGGGCGTCACAAATCCCACCACAGAGGGCTTGCGGCGACCCACCTCGTTGACCAGGGCAGTGGCCTTGACCAGTGACGGCCATTCCAGAGGGTCCATACTGTCCCAGGCCTCGTCGCCCAGACCCCACGCGATATGCAGCGGGCGTGCGGCAATGGCGACAGCCATCGCGATACGCCCCTGTTCGGTAACGGTAGATTGCATTTATTCCTCCGTGATGGATATTCCCATGCAGGCATGGATGGTGTCCCAGGCGGCATCATTCCAGCCGCCTTCCTCTTCCCATGTCCCGGCATTACGCCAGGGAGAGTGCCCGACCTGGACCATTGTCTCCGATCCCCAGCACTGACCGGGCACGGCTCCGGGGAAGGCCAGTTCCCCCATGCTCCGGCGTTCCGCCTCATAGGCCCACAAACACACGGGCGTGCGCACGGGACCATGATTGCCAAGACGCAGGTCCCCCAGCCTGTTGACGCCGCGCGCCAGCACGATACGACGCACGCCCCCCAGCCGTTCATTGATGCCGGACAGGCGGGACAGGCCCGTTTCCAGCTGGCTGCGTGCCGTATGGCGGATGCCGAGTTCAAACGGCGGGATGTAGCGGGTAAAGCCCTCCCAGCGTTCCCAGGGGCGGTCGTCCCAGCTCCCGTCATTCCAGGAGGCGGAAAAGTACACGTCCTCGCCGCTGCCAATGCTGACCACCTCGGACATGACAAAGGGATTGCGGCGGATGAACGTGTCAGAGAGCCGGGACACGCTCAGCACAAAATTGTTGACGCGGCGCGGCCCATACAGGGTCAGCAGCTCCGTCAGGCCCCAGAGCGGAGAACCATCCAGCAGGGGCGGGCCGAACAGGCTGATCTTGACGCCAAAGGCGATGACCACGTCGCCGTCTCCGACGCCGGGGTCCGTGGTCCCGCTCCAGAACGACAGGATGCCGCTGCCCAGCTTGGGGCCTATACCGGGGATGATGGGCCGCCGGTCGTTGGTGTCGTTGTAGATACGGAAAAAGAAACTGCGTGCTGGCTTGTATTCCTGGATCAGCCAAACGAGGTGCGCAAGGCTGTCGAGCTGGGCTTGCTGATCCCCGTAATGAGGCGGCGTTTCCAGCCGCACCATGAACTCCGCCCAGCGCGTGGGCGCAAACTGGCGCATATTCTCGATGGCTTCGACGTGGTAACCGTAGGCTGCCAGAATCTCCGGCAGTCCCTGCTGCTTGCCCCCCAGCATGTGCCAGCGCCAGGCATTGACGACACGGGTGCGGAACTGCGCGTCGCTTTCCACGGGGCTGCGCACCAGGCCCCGGCTTGCCCCGAAGGCGGACACAAGCCCCGGCTCGCAGAGAGCCGGGAACCACTGCCGCCGGAAATACACGACATCATCCCGCGTCTCGTCCAGCGCATGGGCCATGCCCTGGACGAGACCCTGCAGGGGGCCGGGGGCATGGATCAAAGGCCATGCCAGGATGTCATGAAAATATTTCCAGAACTCGGACACGGTTACGCTTCCTCGGCCCTGACGGCGCGCAGGGCAAGGCTTTCAAGGCGGGCCACGCCATCGGCGGGCACGACCAGCACGTCCTGTGTCGGGCTGGTCCAGGTCACACGCTTGACGCCTGCGACCGCCATGACCGTATGGGTCAGCAGGTCGAGCGTCAGGTCCTGCCCGATCTGCAGGGCCGTCACGTCAGCCAGGGGGCTGGTCTCCGCGAACAGGGCACGCAGACGGTTCTCCGCCTGGGTCGTTATGGCGTCCGGATCGCCGTCGGTGTACTCCAGCACGCCGTCTATGGTGGCGGCTATGGGGACAGGCCCCTTGACCAGCCAGTCGTCGTTTATGGGCACGTTGGGGGCCACGGCCTCCCGGACTTTCTGGAGCAGCGCCTCTGTGGGCAGCACGTCCGCACCGCGCACGACAATGTCCACGGTGCCCTGGCCGCGCGGATGCCGGTCCAGGATCGACACCGAGGTCACACCCGGCACGGACAGTGCCCAGGCCATGTAGGCGAACTTGGTGCAGCCGTTGTTTGCTTGCCATTGCAAGGCATAGCGCCGTTGCAGGCTGGCGTCCGTTTCTTCGTCGGCCCCCTCGCTGACCAGCCAGTCCGCCGGGTTGCTCACCCCGGCAACGCCCGTTACGGGGGTCACCAGCTCGCATATCTGTCCGACGGATGCATTGGCCGCTGCGCCGTAGTCCTCCGCCTCGACTTCCACATCCACATGGTCCGCCCCGGCAGGCAGGACAGCGGTTGCGACCGTGCTGTATCGAAAAATACGGCCCGTGCCGTCCGGCAGGGTGCGCACGATGCGCCCGGCAGGGATGGTGATGTTTGTGTCCTGACCGGTCTCCACGGCGCGGGCAAAGCGCACTTTCCCCCGCGCCTTGGTCGCCGCGCGCCGGGAGAGGTCCACGCTCTCCGCGTGCATGTCGAGCCATTCCCCCGTTGCCCCGTCCGGGCTGACCTGCTGCAGCAGACGTTGCAACAGGCTGTAGATCTGCCAGTAGCCCCAGCAAAAAATTTCCAGCAGGCCGCGAACCACGCCCTTGTTCAGGTTTAGGCGCACGGGCAGATACCCGTGGGTGGCGAGGCTGTCCTGTGCCGTCTCCACATAACCGAATACGGAGGCCCGGACGTCCTCAATCGTCCGGGAAACACGGGGTAAAACTGTCTGTTCGCGGGTCGGCATCTTCAATCACCAGTTCCATGGTCAGCTTGTTCACCTGCAAAACCAGGCTCAGCGGAGTGTCAGTATCCAGAAAACGCCAGGTTGCCAGCGCCGTGATGGAGGTTTCATCCCACGCCGTCACCGTACAGCGCACCGAACCGACGACGACACGCGGGTCTTCCTCCACACGCATGACGATTTCCGATTCAAACGCCGCCCGATTCCCCGCTGTGGAATCCTCCAGGATCCAGTCGTGGATAAGGCTGCCGAACTCCCGGTCGTAGAACAGATTGCCAAGGCGGGTAAACATGCGCAGGCGGATGTCCTGGACGCCAGTGGCCACTCCGTCCGTCAGCAAAAGTTCACCGTTGGCCGCCACACGGGCCTGCCCACTGTCGTCTAGGGCAATGTCTTGCCCCCAGAGGTCTGTCGTCGTGTCGCTCATGGGAACAACTCTGGCACAAAAAAAAGAAGCGCGCCCGGAAAGGACGCGCTCCATGCAAAGAAGTTTTGGCCGGTTTTCATACTCATTTCCGCACGATAAATGAGAACGACACTAGTGCGGGCAGCTGCCCCCGCTGCGGCTACCGGCATAGGAATCCCCGTTGACGCGGGAGCTGCCGCCGGTCGTGGTGTCGCCCGTGACTTCCTGGTTGCCCCGGATGATCACGTCGCCCTCAAATTCCGCCTTGCCCTTGCCCGTGCCGTCAAGGGACTTGCAGACCACACGGCCCTGCAG